AACACCATCGTAAAGGACGCTCCGCCCGAAACCTCCGGGGCCGCAAAGCGCCAAATGCTCCAGCAGGGCGCAAGCGTTGGTGGCCCACTTGCGGGAGCCCCACCGCCCGGTGTAGCATCCGCGCCACTCCCCAGCCCAGGCGCAATGGCGCCACCCGGCGGCGGCATGGGCGAAATGTAGGACTGAATCATGGCTCAGGATTTCCTTCGACCTACCAAGGTGCCGTCGTCCGATCTCTCCAAGCGCAAGATGGAGGACGGACAGTTCCGCAATCCGCCGACCTATTCCGATTTTGGCGGCTTCACCTCGGCCGACAAATCGAAATTCCAGAACAACAAAATGACCCTCGAACGCGGCGGCCCGACCGCCGTCAAGGGCCGTCCGATCTAAGCAGTTGCGCCCCGGCGCATCAGGGGCCGGAAATCTACTCCTCCCGTGAGTACCGGCCCCCACAAACAAGGAAAGCGAGCACATGGCACCGAAACGGCAGTTGAGCCCCCAGGAGATGGCGGACCTGTCGAACATGTTCATGGAGCTTTCGCACGATCCCAAGACCCGCCCCTATGTGGCGAAGCTGGTCGAGCACAAATTCCCCGACCGCGCGGCCAGTTTCACGGACGTAAAACACGAGGCCCAGCTTGCGGCGCTCCGCAACGAGATCGCCCAGAAGGATCAGTTGAACCAGGCGCGCGAAATGCAGCGCGCGCTCGATCGCCAGCGCGATAAGCTGGTAGAGGATGGTCGCTACACGACCGAGCAGACCCAGGAAATCAAGCAGATCATCGACCGCCACGGCGGAACGCTCGACTACAACCAGGCCGCCGTGCTCTACGCTCACGAAAAGCCGCCCGTAAACCAGATGGACGGCCCGCCCGAAGATCAGCGGATGGGCTCGACCTGGGAATTTCCCACCGTAAACGGCCGCGACGGAAAGCCGATTCCGTTCGCAGAGTTCGCCAAAAACCCCAACACTGCTGCGCACAACGCCGCCTACCAGGTGATCACCGAGTTCAAGAAGCGCTCGGGGGTCAGGGTATAGCGGGAGCGCTGGATCAATAAGTTATGCCGCAGTTCGGTAGTGGAATAATCCCGGCACAAGGTGCGATTGCAAACGAACTCAGCGCCGTCGTCCGCCGCGGCTTCATGCCTCGCGTGTACGTGCAGCTTTGGAAGAGCGCGCCCATGATGGCGGCGCTGCTCTCCCACGCGCAAGTCGCCTCCGGCGGCCTGTCGCCGATCACCGCGCCGCTCCAGGGCGCCCCGATGGTGAGCGGCCAGTGGGTCGATTACTCGGGCTCGTTCAATCAACCCGGCATCCAGCCCGGCATCCAGAACGCCGAGTTCAATCTGAAAGCCTACTGCACCCCGATCCCGTTCCTCGGCTTCGAGGGCTTGGTGCAACTCGACTATTCGATTGTCCCGTTGATAGACGCGAGGATGAATGACGCGACGAATGTTACGATCGACACCTTCGCCACTACGCTTTACAACAACGTCGCCAACACCCAGCAGCTTATTGGTCTACCAGCCGCGATTGACGACGGCACCTTCTCGGCCAACTACGGCGGCATCCCGCGAACGACCAACCAGTTCTGGAAATCCACCTACGTCCACAACAGCGGCGCCACCGTCCCGACCCGAAACCTGATGCTCCTGTACATCGCCCAGGTCAGCAAGACCACGGGCGAGATGCCGTCGATCGGCATCATGGGGTTCGGGACATGGACGCTGCTCGCGCAGGACTTCACCCCGCAGGAGCGCTACAACATCAATCCGGCAGAGCGGCTGAACAGCGCGGATTTCGTCGGCCATTCGAGCTTCCAAGCCCTCGACATCGCCGGCATCCCGTTCTACGCCGATCCGTATTGCCCCGAAGGTACGCTCTACATCATCAACACCAACTACCTGAGCCTGTTCCTCCACGAGCGGGCCGCTTTCGCTTTCACGGGCTTCGAATCGACGCTGCCCAACAACCAGTTCGGATACATCAGCGCCATCCTGTCGCTGCTGGAGCTCGTCAACGTGAAATGCAAGGCCCACGCAAAGATCGATGGCTTGCAATTCCTGAACATCTGAGGCGCGCATGTCCCGCATCGGCGGCGTTTTTCCCTTCCCGCTCCAGAGCCCGATCAACGGGGATGGCACCTATTCGTTGCCCGGCGGCGGCACCTACGTTTTGCCGGCCGGGCTTTGGCTGGTGACCTGCGGCACCACCACCCAAGTACAGTGGTTCAACCCGAACACCCTCACATGGTCGCTGCTGTTGACCACGGGAGACGTATCGTCCGATCCCGCCAACTTCCGGGTAATCAACACCACCGGGACCGTGACCGGAACCACCATCACGGGCGCCGGCAGCGGCGCGACCGCGAACGGCATCGGCTCCACCGCGACCGGCGTCACAATCACATTCACGGCCTCGCCGGTTGGCGCGATCGCCACCGCTAGCGCCTTCCCGATCGTCGGCGGCTCAGTCGCCGCCCCCACCATCACCCAGGCCGGATCGGGCTTCCTCGCTCCGCCGCTCATCATGATCGACGCACCGCCGCCCGGCGGCATCCAGGCCACCGCGGTCGCAACGATCTCCGCCGCAGGCGCCGTGACCGCCATCACCATGGTTCGGGCCGGGGCCGGGTATGCGTCGTCTCCGAACTTCTACGTCATCCCGCAACCGCCGTATTACCAGGGCTCTCCGATCGCCGGCGTTGCCGCGGCGGCATGGCCCGCCCCCGGCCTCGTCTACCCGACCAACCTGCCGGGCGGGATGCTCGCCATGTTCCAGCCCAACGTGTCTCTCACAGGGTGCCAGTTGACCTCGGTGGCGCTGACCGGCAGCGGAACGCTGACCGGCATAGGACTCATCGATTACGGCTTCGGCTACACCGCAACCCCGACGATCACCGTCGCGGGCGCCGGCGCCGCGACCGCAACCTCGGCCGCGGTGGTCGCCGCGGCCACCGATACCTTCACAATTCAAGGACGAGTCGCATGACCTCCTACGTCAGCGGAACCACACAGACTTCCAATCTCTCGAATGTCGAGTTGCGGGTGATCTCGCAACTCATCCAGCAGGACCAGGGCGGCAAGAACGCCGCCGAAAGTCTCGCGCTCATTCGCAACGACATAGCCCAATCGCTCGGCTATCCGACACCCGTACCGGGTGACACCTGACCGGCGTGGACTCTCTGCCGGCCCATAAAGGAGTTTGAACATGGCTACCCTCTACGTCACCCCGGGTCTATCGCCCACGTCGAATCCGGACGTTACTCCGACCGCAATGATAGGCGGCAAGCAGGGCGAAGGCGTCGTCGCGGAACTGCACGGCAAGTACTACACGCAGGCATATCGCAACCAGGCATTCATCGGCGCCACCGCGGCCGGTGGCGTGGTCCCGCCGAACTACTCCACCACGGCGCAGACCTTCGGTCTGTGGAATCCGGCCGGATCGGGCAAGAACGCCATCCTGATCGCGCTGGACCTCGGCCTCGTTACCGTTGGCACCCCGGCGGTGTCGTCGCTGGCGTTGTCCTACACCCCGAATGCCGGCTCGGCGCTGGCAACCGGCGGCATTTCGGCCTTCACGTCGGCGGCCCCGCTGGCGGCGATCGTCGGCAACACCGCGCCATCGGCCATGAGGTTCACGCCCTCCGCCGCCACCACACTGGCCTCTACGTTCCTGATGCCGCTGCCGTTCAGCTACTTCTCGACCACCACCACCACGGTCGCGACGTTCGCCTCGAACCTGCTGCATTACGATTTCGACGGCTCGGTCGGAATTGCCCCCAACACAGCGCTGTGGGTCGGCGCCAATATCTTGACCGGCTCGACCTGGAACATTAGCTTGCGCTGGTATGAGGCACCCGTCTGATAAACCTCGTGTCGCCCTGTGCATCCCATCGGGCGACACCTGGAAATCCCTGACCGGCTTTCACGTCATGTCGCTCGGCGCCTACTCGGCGCCGCATGTGACCTTGATGCCGATCAACGTCCGCACCCAGGACACCGCCGAATCACGCAACCAGATGACGGCCGCCGCGCTCGATGAGGACGCGGACTATCTGCTGTGGATCGACGCCGACATGATTATGCCCCCGGACGCCCTGCTGCGCCTGCTGAAGCGCGACGTTGACGTGGTGGGGGCGGACTATCGCCGGCGCGCGCCGCCATTTCCGAGAATTGGCAAGCCCATCGATGCGTCCGCGCCCGACCGCGGCATGGTCGAAGTCTCGATGCTCGGCCTCGGCCTCATGCTGATCCGCGCCGATGTGCTGAAAAAGATGATGCGCCCGTGGTTTCTGCGCATGTGGGTGCTCGAACACGCCGCCCCCGACAATCCGTCCGGCTTCTCCACCGAAGATGGCTATTTCTGCGGCTACGCGCGTCACCTCGGCTACACAGTATGGGCCGATCTTGACCTCAGTCAGGATGTCGGACACATCGCCGAGCAACTGATTCCGTGGGACATGGACGGCGGAGCCAAAACTGAGGGGGTCGGATGCCTGAAAACAAGCGCGTAGCGGTCTGCATTCCGTCCGGCGGGACGTGGCTCGCCCCGATGGCGTTTCAGGCGCTATGCCTTGCCATCCATTCCGCCCCCCATGTGCATCTGATGCCGATGATTCTATCCGGCGACGATACCGCCCAGGCGCGCAACAGGCTGGTACGGATGGCCCAGCGTCACGGCGCGGCGTGGATTCTGTGGATGGACGCCGACATGGTGTTTCCTCCCGACGCCCTGCTGCGGCTGATGAAGCACGACCGCGCGATCGTAGGCGTCGATTACCGCAAGCGCGCAGCGCCCTACGACAAGGTGTCGGTCTCCTTGAGCGAAGAGGAAACCTCCTTGGACCCGCCGCCGGGGCTGGTGGAAAAGGCCATCATCGGGCTCGGCCTTGTGCTGGTGAAAATGTCGGTGTTCGAGTCGCTGCCGGCCCCATGGTTCGGGCGTAGCTGGATGCGGGAATATGCCTCGATGAACAACCCGGACGGATTTTCCACGGAGGACGCCTATTTCTGCAATGTCGCCCGGCAAAAGGGCTATCGGGTTTGGTGCGACCGCGAGCTTAGCCGCGAAATCCAGCATGTCGGCGAAATGGCGGTGCCGTTCGAGCTGCCGGCCCGACCGGAGATTGTGCAAACCGTCGCATCGTCGTAGAGTGCGGGCCGCAACGGAGACACCCCATGGTTAGCGCCCCCACTGCCAATTCCACTCAATCATCGCCGTATTCCTTTGGAACGACGGTCGGCCTCACCTCGGGTCCGGTATTTCCCGGCAACCCGACCGCGGGCGGTATGATCGTCGTCAACAACGGGACGGTCCCTGTTTCAATCGTGACGGCAACCATGAACCTCGGCGCCCTCGGGGTTTACACGGGAGCAACTGCCGGTGTGGCAGTCATCAATGGGCCGGGCTGCGTTACTCTTGCCCCGGGCGACAAGTTCATCTTCGACAATCTGCTCGCCACCGCCGCTTGGAACGGCATCGCTCAGGGCGGCACCGGAGCCCTGACGTTCTTGTGTTTCTGACCCCCGTCTGTTTGATCATCCCGCCGTCGCCGTTCCTGCTTGACGAGCGGGTTTTCATGCCGCTCGGAGTTCTGAAGGTAGCCGCCGCGCTCCGTGCCGGCGGTGTGCCGGTCGAAGTGCTGGACCTGTCGGGAGTGTCCAATTATGTGGAAGTCGTATCAACCCATGCGGCAACCAGCGATTCGGAAGTCTTCGCAGTCACCGCTACGACGCCCCAATTTCCGGCAGCGGTGGCCATTGCCCGGACCCTACGTCAGGGAAAATCAAGCCGCCGTAGACTTGTGCTTGGCGGACCGCACGGAACACTGGTATCCGCAGCGGCCAAACGCGAGACGAAAAGGGGCCGCCGGTCTCGCGGAATGGCGGCGCTGGATGCGATTTATCACTCGTTTGACTGCGTGGTCGCTGGCGACGGAGAGACAGCGGTATTTCCGGCTTTACAGCATGATGCACCGCCGCTGATCGACGCCGACGACCGCCATTCGCCCTATTGGCTCCAGCCCGACCTCGCGCCGTGGCCCGCCCGCGACCTGATTGACGTTCCGTCGTACCGCTATACCATAGACGGGGTGCCGGCGCTCTCTCTGATTGCCCAGCTTGGTTGCCCGTTCGGCTGCGGCTTCTGCGCGGGGCGGAACAGCCCGTCGCTTCGCCATATCCGGATGCGGTCCGCCGACAACGTGGTTTTGGAAATGCGCCACATGGCGGATACCTACGGCGTCCGGGGCTTCATGTTCTACGACGACGAACTCAACGTGAATCGCGGCCTTGTGGACCTTATGGAAAAGATCGCGGCCGTGGGCGCAGATTGGCGGCTCCGCGGCTTCGTCAAGGCCGAGCTCTTCACCGACGAGCAGGCCGCCGCAATGCGACGCGCCGGATTCCGCTGGATACTTGTCGGCTTCGAGTCCGGATCGCCCCGCATCCTCGACAACATCCGCAAAATGGCCGATCAGGACGACAATAGCCGCTGCATGGCTATTGCGCGGCGACACGGATTGAAGGTAAAGGCCCTGATGTCGCTCGGCCACCCGGGAGAATCTGAGGAGACCATCGATGGGACCAGGAGATGGCTTCTAGACGAGAGGCCCGACGACTTCGACGTGACGATCATTACGCCCTACCCGGGGAGCCCCTACTATGACGACGCCACCGAAACTGGACCCGGGACGTTCACCTACCAGGCTAGATCAGGCGACCGACTTCATCAACGTGAAATCGACTACGCAGCCGTCGCTGACTATTACAAGGGTACGCCTGGTGACTACGTGTCCCATGTGTGGACGGACCAGCTTACAGCAGGGGAAATGGTGCGAGCACGAGACCTGCTGGAACAGGATGTTCGGGATGCCCTGAGCCTGCCTTTCAATTTGGCCGCCGCTGCGGTAGCTTACGAGCACTCGATGGGCCAGACGGCCCTGCCGCCCCGGCTGCTAAGGAGTTCCAATGGTTGATCTTCCCGCGATGTCGCCAATCAAGCCGGGAGAAACCCCGACCTTCCAGTTGGTGAAGATCATCAACACCAACGATTTCGTCATCAACGATATGTTCGATGGCGTGCCCTACAAGTTCGAGCCCAACAAGCCTCTCTCCATTCCACTTGAGGCGGCGGCGCACTTCTTCGCGTGGCCGTCCGATGATCCGACACTCGTCAAGGTGTGGATCGCAAAACGCCTCGGGTGGAACACCAAGGAAGACATTGAGCGCCAGCCGGACGGCCGGATGCGATGGGAGCATTGGGTCGAGAAGATCTTGATCGTTCCGGTGCATTTCGATCTCGTGCAGCGCGATCCGGACGCCCCGATCCCGGCCGACGCCGGAGAGGGCGAGGCGATGACCGAAAGCGATCTCCCGCCAGTGCCGCAGACCCGCGACGACCTTAGCGGGACCAAGGTTGGTGTACGGAAGGACACGCGCTTCAAGAAAAAGGCGCCGCGGAGGGTGGACGTATGAAAATCATGTGGGTGAAGTCTGGCGACTATGGAGACGGCCGGCTTCGGGGCCTGTACGTTCAGATCGCCCGCCGCTTCGTGTTTTTCATCAGAGAGCCGCGCCTCGGCATCAAGGCCGGAACAGTGCAGTGAATCGTGACCGCCTCCCTGCAAACCTACGTCACGCAGGTTCAATCTCTCGTTCATGACACGACATTTTCGGCGTGGACCCAATCTCAGTTGACAGACTACATCAACGCGGCCCGCGAGGACACCGCGTTGGACATGCACTGCTACCGGCACAACACTGTCGGGGTGCAACTCATCAAAGGTCAGGAAATCTACTCGATCGACGGCGCGGTGTGCGGCGCCAACGTGACCGCCGGAGGCACCGGCTACCCATCGAACACCACCGTCACATTCACCGCGGCGCCGGCCGGCGGCGTGACCGCGACCGCAATCCCCGTGATCACGGCGGGGATCGTGACGCAGATTCAGATGACCCAATGGGGTCAGGGCTACACCACCGTCCCAACCGTCACGATAACCGGAGCCGGCGGCACAGGCGCTTCGGCATCGGCCGTGACGTTCATTAACACCTTTCAGATCGTCGGCATTTCGAACACTTGGAACAATCAGCGATATACCCTGTCGTTTCGCGCCTTCACGCTGTTTCAGGCGTATTTCAGGTGTCAGCCGGCGTCCTATCTGTCGCGGCCCGGCGTGTGGACAATTCACCCGCAAGACCTCAACGTCTATCTGCAATCGCCGCCCGACCAGCTTTACTTTTCCGAGTGGGACGTGCTCTCGACGCCGCCGCCGCTCGTCGCCCTCACCGACCTCGACACCCAGATCAGGCCGCCGTGGAACAAGGCCGTGCAGTTCCGCGCCGCCGCGCTGGCGCTCTTCAAGAAACAGAATTTTGCGCAAGCGGATTATTACGACAACAAATATCAGCAGCGAGTCCTCCGCTACAATCTGGGGGCGGCGGGCATCCGCCTGCCAAATCCGTATAATGCTTCGTTCCAGCGCAAGATCGCCCGGGGTGTGTGATGGCGCGCGGCCCGTCCAAGCAACAGATGTCATCCGATCAGGGCTCCGGGGTTGGCTCACAGCAGCGCTCCACGTCCAAGTTCATCGTCTTCTCCGGCATTACCAAGATCAACACCAAGGCGGCCCGCGACGCTCTTCCGGAGAACGAGGCCGCATGGCTGGAAAATCTTCAGCCAATCTCGGAAAACAACCTCTTCACGATTCCGGGGCCTCAACCGCCGTTGACAACGCTCGTCGGAGAACAGAGCGCAACGTTTTTCGGTGCCAATATTGGGGCGATCGACTACATCATCGCGTTCACGTCGAATGGCGCGGGAATTGCGATCGATACAAATAGTGGAGCGCAGACGCCGTTCGCGCCGGACAATACGTTCGCCAACCCCGACATGACCGTGTATGCGTCGGAACGCATCCTGATCATGGACCCGGTGTCAGGTTATTCGACCTGGGACGGCACCGTGTTTGTACGTAGCGGAGGGCTGTCACCGAATGTCCAAGTCACTACCGGAGGATCAGGCTACACCGTCGCGCCAGCCATCACGTTCTCCGGCGGCTCGGGCTCGGGCGCCGTTGCTCACGCGGTAATCGCAGACGGTGCAGTGATTTCGATCGTCCTCGATCAGTCAGGATCGGGCTATCTTCCCGGCGAGGTTATAACGGTCCACATCGCAGGACCGGGAACGGGCGCCGCCGCGACCGTGCTGGTGTGGCCTGTCGTGACGGGATCGACCATCGCGGTATTCGAGGGCCGCGTGTGGTGGGCCGGAGGCCGTATTCTAAACTGGACCGGAACGGCGGGATACGATGACACCGACCCCGCCAATGCGGCGGGCTCGACCACCATCTCTGATGCTGACCTGTCCCACAACATCACGGCGCTGCGGACGCTCAACAACTATCTCTTCATCTTCGGCGATACGTCGGTGCGGCAGATCGGCAATATCACCGTCCAGTCGTCAATCACGCTGTTCACCCCGCTGATCCTTGCGTCCGATATCGGAACGTCGTTCCGTCGCACGATCCAATCCTATAACCGCCTCGTCCTTTTCGCCAACAAGCAGGGCGTCTACGCGATCTTCGGCGCGTCGGTCGAGAAGATCAGCGACGACCTGGACGGCATCTTTCAACTGATCGACTTCAGCCAACCGCTGGAGGCCGCGCTCAACGATCTCCGCAACATACACTGCTATATGATTCTGCTCCGCTATCAAGACCCGGTGCGCGGCGGCTCTAGATCTATCGCGTGCATGTTTCAAGAGAAGAAATGGTTTATCGTCAGCCAAGGCGACAACCTCAAGACTATCTGTACAGTCCCGCTTGCGAGTTCGTCCCAGATCGAAACCTTTGGTTCCTCTGGCCCTGACGTGACACAGCTTTTGCAAAACCCCAATTTGGCCGTTTCGTGGGAGATTCAAACCGCGCTGAGCGCCCACGGCAATCCCATACAGGCTAAGCAGATTTTGAACGTCGGCATCTTTGGCAACGGTGTAGGCGGCGCCAACATTTCCATGGAAGTCGATACTGAGAACGGAGCGATTGCCTATCCGCTGGCGTTTTCTCCCAAAGTGCAGTGGATCAACAATCTCGGTCAGAAGGTCAACTGGGTCAACAATCTCGGTCAGCTCGTCACTTGGCTCGGTCAGGGGCATCAATTTCCCTACACGGCCGCCGACGGATACGGGAAAGTGCTGGGGCTGACCGCTACGGGAACGAGCGTGCAGACCCGCATCCACTACGGCGCGATCGAATACCAAGACGCCGATATGTGGGGGCAACGAGATGTGTAGAGATGTGATTGCTGTTTCAAATGGGCATCATTGGATCAAGGCGTTAAAATTGATTTGTTGCCAAGACTGCGGCATCGTCCGCCGGGCGGATGATAAGAACTCTCCGTGCAAGGGCGTCTGTAAAGTGGGGCCAAAGTGAGCGAGTTCGATCCTCCGATTTTCCTGTTCGGCGACCGTGCAGCGCAGGGCCGGTGGGAGATCGGTCACTATCGTCAGCACTTGCGCTATCTTTCGTTCCTCGCTGGCCTAACACCGCCCGTCATCATCGCAGACCAACCGATCATCACCATGGGGACGACGGACCTCGAACGGCGGATTTTCCTCAACAGCCATCAAGTCCTGCACCAACTCATCCGCCCCTTCGCTAACGTGGCGGGGATTGACCTTGCGCTGGTCGATCTCAAGAATGAAGAGCAGTTTTACGTGTGGTTGGATGTGCATGCCAACGAGCACGATCTAATCGACCAAGCCTTCGGGCTATAGGAGGCCGACATGAGAGTGAGCGTGAACGGTTCGGATTGGGTAGAGAACGACGACACCAAGGTCACTTTCCGCGTCGAGTCCTTAGAGGGCGACGACTTCGAGAAGTTCAAGCAGTTGCAGAGCGCGCATTACGGTGAGGTGGCAGGCTTCAAAGGCGTGTTGGACCGGCTTAATCCCGACTGGACCAAATACATGCAGATGGAGAAGAGTGGCCGCCTTCACTTGGTGAAGGCCCGCGCCTGGAACGGATCGCTCGTGGGCTACTCGGCCCACATGGTCTACCATCACCTTCACTACAAACATGTGCTCGTGGCTGAGGACGACGTGTTCTACCTCACGCCGACGATGCGAGGTCGCGGCATCGGTCAAAGGATGCGAGAATTTGCGGTCGAAACGCTCAAGGAGCGCGGCGTGATTCTCGTACTCGCTCGCGTGAAGCCTCACATCCCGCAGCCGCACCTCGAAAAACTCGGGTATAGTGTGATGGAAACGGTATACGCAAAGGTGCTGTGATGCGGTTCATGGGATGTGATGTAGATCGGCTTGAGTACAGCCCTCTGCAAAAAACCGGCTTTTTACATATGGCCAAAGGACACGTTTGCGACATGACCGCCTGCATCGATTTTTTCAAATCCATCGATCCCGACGTGCGAAGCATAGGAACATTTTCTGGGAAAAAGCGCGTTACAGCCTACTTGTTGGTCGATGGAGAATGGTGTGCTCTTGAGGATGGGAGAAAGTAAATGTTTGGCGACCGCTGGCCCTTCCCTCAAATGCTGTTCGGCGGCGGCGGCGGAGATGGCGGCGGCGGTGACGGTGGTGGCGACGCGGGCGCGGCGGCGGGAGCTGGCGACAGCGGAGCGGGGCCTGGAGGCGGCGGCGATACTGGCGACGGTGGGGGCGGCGACACGGGCGGCGGTGCTCCATCCGATACCGGCGGCAACACCGCAACGGCGGGCGGTGCAGGTGATGCGAGCACGGGCGGAGGCGGTTTTGGAGATACGGGCGGTGGGGGGTTTGGCGCTGGAGCCGCGGATCAATCCGGCGCCGCCCAAGGCGTAACAGGAGATGCGGCGACAGGCGGGGGCGGCTTCGGCGATACTGGTGGCTTTGGTGGCGCAGGGGGCTTCGGGGATACTGGAACAGGAACTCCCGGTGGCGACACTGGTGGAGGCGGCTTCGGCGCGGGAGCCGCGGACCAATCTGGCGCTGCTCAAGGTGTCACAGGAGATGCAGCAACCGGCGGTGCCCCTGGCGGTTTTGGCGGACTCGGCGAGGCGTCGGCCGCCGGGCCGGGGGGCTTCGGCGACATCAGCGGCGGCGGCTTGTCCTTTGGCGACTTCGGTGATCCCGGCGGCCTCGGCCAAGGCGGCTTGGGCGCTCCTACTGGGGCCCCGGAAGCGGCCGGCCCCAGCGCCGGTGCTCTCGGCCCAGGCGGCGGCGTTGCGGGCGCATTCGGCGATCCCAGCGTCAGTGAAGCACTAGGGCCGGGAGGAAACACGGGAACGGGTGGCTTGCTCGGAGCGGGAGCGGGTGGTGGCTCCAACGTGGGCAACCTAGCCAGCGACCTAGGCATCAACGACATCGGCAGCAATTTAGGAAACGAGGGAGCCAACCAAAACCCGAGTGGCTTCACGCTGTCGGACCTCGGTCCTATTGGCGCCACGCCGGGCGGAGGCGGTTTACTGGGCCAAGAAGCAGGCATTAGCGATATCGGAGCGTTCAATGGGCAAAACCTTTCGGATATAGAATCGGAGGTCGCCCAAGGGCTGCTCGCCGGTCAGAATCCGCCTGGAGTGGAAGAGCCTTCGCTGAACTATGACCAAGAAGGAGGGCCGATCGGCCCGGGAATGGTACAAAACGAGGGCTCTCCCCCGCTCAACGCAACCCCGGAGACTCAAGGGCCTCAATTTGGGCTTCCCGGGACCAGTTTCAGCCCGGAAAATGCGGACCCCACCAGTTTTGCCCCCGGGGCGCCAACTACAGAAGTCGGAGGGACGTTTGGCAACACCGGAACTCCGTCGGACTTCGGTGTTGCCACACCAAAAGGCGACCTGTCGGAGCCCGGCCCGTTTGGGGGTCCAGCGGCGCCAATCACCGGATCGGAGGCCGTCAACACAGGCTTTTCGGGACTTCCGTTCGGTTCCACCGCTACACCCGTCACCAACGCGGCCGGGGGGCAGACTGGAGCGGCTGCAATCGCGGGAGGCGGGTTTGGGGCTGGCTTCGGTGAAACTTCCGATCCCGGCATGAACGCTTTCAGCCAGACCGCAAACCAGTCGGCAGTTTCGCCGCCGGCAAACGCGGGGTTGGCTGCTGACTTTGGTGACCCAGCATTTTCCGTTGCCGACCCGGGTTTTGCCCCAACTCTGGCCGCGCCTGAGGCCGGCTCCATCAATCCCGGACTTCTCAGCGACGCGCAGCAGGCCGCCGCGAACATCGCCAGTCAAGCACCAACGGGGGGCGGCGCTCTCCCAGGTGGCGCAGTGCCTGATATTGGTGTCGGGCTCACCACGCTCGCTCCGATGGGAGGCGCTACGCCAGCACAAGGCACGGGCTTGCAGGGCGGTGTCGGCGGGGTGGATCAGAACGCTTTTGCTCCGCCGTCGTCCCCAAACACCATGGCATCGCCTCCGTCAAATACCGACTTGGCCGGGTTTGGAAATCCACAAGGCGCTCTCAGTCCGATCGGCCTCAGCGCCCCCACTGGCCTCCAAGGCGGAGTGGGCGGCACTCCCGTGGATCAAGGAGCTTTTGCGCCGGGTTCAACCGGCCTTGGCTTCACGGGAGCTCCAGCACAATCAGCTCCCGCAGCGCCCGAAGCACCGCCGGCGCCGACCGGCGCTCCAGGGGCGCCGCCCGCAGATCAGGGAACTCCCGCTCCAGCAGGGGCTCCGCCGGCCCAGGTGGCTGGCCCTTCAGCCTCCCCAGGAGCCGCGCCCGGGGCGCCAACGGCGGCGGCAGGCGGGGCGGCTGCTGCGCCCTCGGGCGCGCCCGCAAGTGGGGGTGGCGCGCCTTCTGGCGCGGCAGGAACGCCGGTCGGAGACACGGGTGCGGTCCAGCCCGCGGCCGGAGCCCCGGGTGCAGCGGCCACCGGCGGGGCTCCGCCGCCGATATTCCAGACGCCGGTAGATCAATTTGCCGCGCAGGCACAGCAGCAGGCGGCGGCAGCGCAGCCGGTCAGCGCGACGAACGGCGCAGTGGCGGCGGGCGGCCCGGCCGTGGTGGCGCAACAGATTGCGCAAAACACCAACAATTCAATCCAGGCCGCTGTATCGAACGGCAGCTTGTCTGCCGCGAACGCCCAGCAGGTGACGGCGTACCAGCAAAACCTCACCGCACAATGGCAACAAATTCTGCTAAACCAGGGCGGCGGCAATCCCGCCAGCAACCCGCAGTGGCCGACGATCCAGACGCTCATCGCTAAGCAGGTGAACGAGCGAATCACCCAACTCGGAGGGCACGCATGAATATGATCGATTGGTTTTGGACCGGAGTTCACAATGCCTTGGATGGGCGAGGACGATTGACGCCTAAAGGTGTCGGTGTCTGCAAGTACGCATATTTGGTTGGGTGGGTGACTGGACTGATGGGGGTCAATCTCCGACGAGGGCACGCATAAAATGGGCTTCGCTCTCGGAGGTTTTTTCCTGGCTGATGCCGCCCTCGGAGCGGAGGCCGCCGCGTTGCCGGCGGAAATCGGGCTGGGTGCCGAAGCTGCTGCCGGAGCTGGCGCATTCGGAGCGGGCGCGGCTGACCTGACCGCTGGCGCGTTTGCGGCGGACGCCGGTGTGACGGGCCTCGCGGCCGGCGCAGCCGACGTGGGCGGCGCGGGAGCACTCGCTGCGGGTGGGACCGACGCCTTTGCGTTGGGAGCCGGCGGTGCAGGTGCGCTTGATGCTGCTGGGGCGGTTGGAGCCGGCGGGGTCGCAGCAGGTGCGGCCGATGCCGCAGCCGGCGGATTTGGAGCAGGCGCGGCCGATCTGTCAGGCGCCGCGAGCGGGATTACGGGACAAGCTGCACAAGCGTTGCCCGCGACCGATTTCAGCGCGCTCGGGGCGGGCGGCGCATCTTCTGCGCAGGGTGCGGACCTCGGCGCGCTCAGCGCCGTTGACACGCCAACATCAATCACGCCCGGCACGTTCGGTTCGAGCGCGGCACAGGCGGCCACTCCGGCGGGCGGCGTCGTCAGCCCGTCCGGCGCGCTCGACATCGGTAGCCAGGACATATTGTCGCAGGCAGCTCCAGACCTGTTGGGCAACACCGACGCAGCGGCCCAGCCCGGCGTCGGTTACAGCACGCCCGGCGTGCCCGGCTCTTTCACCGGCGAGGCTGCGCCGAGTGCTCCCGCGGGCGGCGACACGCTCGCTCCAAGTGGCGCCCAGCCAACGCAACCGCTTGAGCAAGGAAACTTTGTCACCGGGCAGGGAGCCACAGGCGCGCCCGCTACGGCACCGGCGGCTCCCGCAGCGACAACACCAGCGGCGGCTCCAACGGGCGCCGGAGCGGCTTCTAACGGAGGCGGCGGAGCCTTCGGTGGATCGGGTTGGGGTTGGAAAGCGGCCGGGCTCGGGCTCGCAGCGGCGCCGCTCGCGCTCACGCTCGCAAAGGGCACGTCGTCCATACCTCAACAAGCGACGGACGCCGCTGTGGCATCTCCGCAGCAAGGAGCCATTGCAGCCCAACAGCAGCAGATTTCCGCCCAGCAACAAGCCAATGCAGGACAAGCGACGGCCGCGGCGCAGCCGTTTGTCAACAGCGTAATCGCCAACAGCCCGACGCTCTCGCAGGCCGCGCAGCTCAGCCAGCAGCAGCAGAATCTCACCAACCAGTGGCGGCAGGTGTTGTTTAATCAGGGTGTGCAACGGCCTGAGGCCGACTCCCGCTGGCCGCAGATACAACAGCAAATCCAGCAGCAGATGCAAATTCAAACCCAGGCCATGATACAGAGCAATCTGCAAGCCGCGCTCGGATTCCAGGGCAGCGCCAACAGCGCGCTCGGCGGCTCTTCGTCCTCGCTCGGGGGAGCCTCGGCCGCAACCAGCGCATCCTCGCAAAACCTTTTGCAAATCGCACAGCTTCAGGTCCAGCAGGACACCGCGTACACTAACGCCATCGCAGGCGCCACGGGCGCTCTCGGTAAGGTCGCTGCGCTCGGCGCGGTTACCGGAAAGGCGGCGTGAGATGGAAAAATTCACGACATTCTATTGCAAGCAGTGCGGATGGTTTCAAGAAGAGCAGGGGCAATGGGCCATGGCGCCAAAGTGTCCTGAATGTAGCGCGTCGCTCTTTTACGTAAAGTTTGATGATGAAGAGCGACAGCGCGCGCACGCTATCATTTGCGGAAAGGCGGCGTGATGGTAGATCAATCCTACCCGCCTCAGGTGCAGCCGATTCAAGAGGCCGCCATGGCGCAAGGGGCCGGCGCTCTGCCGCAGACGCAGCCCGGCCCTCCGCAACCCGATCCGATGCAGCCTGATTTCTCGGCGGGCACCGCCTTGATCAAGGGCATGGGAGACCCGCTCGCGCAAGCGAACACGATGATCCAGCAGCGACGATCAGCCCTCGCGCCGCTCCAGGGTGACGTTAATCAGGCGGCGGGCAGGCTCAAGCAAGCCACCGCCGCCAACGCCAACGCGCCACAGCAACAGGCCGGGCCCGAACCGCAACAGGGCATGGGCCTTCAGGCCGCCGGAGAATGGGTCGCAGTTGCCTCGGTGCTTGGTGCAATCGCGGGAGCGATGACGCGGCGCTCAGCTACAAACGCGCTGGCGGCCTTCACGGGAGCGCTCGAAGGAGTGCAGGCCGGCAATAAAGAGGCATTCGAGCAGAACAAAGTGAAATGGGAGCAGGAGAACAAGCGTATCAATCAGCAGCTCCAACAGGATAATGAGCGGCGCCGCGCCATCATGGAGGACGCCAAAACCGATCTTGAAACCAAGTTGTTGCTCTATCAGCAGGAGGCGGTTCGTCAGCGCGACGACATCGGCGTTCAGTTGTCGGCGCGCAAGGACGTGATGGCCATCGCGCAGCGCGACGATACGCTGGAAAGGGAACGGTTAAAGGGAGTCGAATCGTTTCAAAAGATGCAAGTGATGCTGGCGCACTACGGCGGCTCCGGTCAAAACGAGCAATCAATCGAAACACGGGTTGACCGGGCGATAGAGGGAGACCCCAGGTCCACACAGGGCATGCGCGCGGGATCACCGGACTATGCCGCCTATAGCAACGCTCTCTCGGAGCGGATGAAGAGAGAGGGTATCACCGCGAAAGACCTTGCCCAGCGGCAACAGCAATACAACGCACAGAACCGCGCTGAAACAGGGTTTGGAACGGGGCCACAAGGCAATGCTCTGCGCTCGCTAAGCGTTGCCGATGCGCATCTTCAAACGCTGGATGAAATGGGGAAAGCACTCGGAACCGGCAATGTTCAGCTCATTAATCAGTGGAAGAACGAGTGGAAACGCCAGACGGGCGAGGAAGCGCCAACAAACTTTGACGCCGTGAAGCAGATTGTGGCCGCCGAAGTGGTGAAAGCTGTCTCCGCGGCGGGTGGTGGAGTAACTGAACGCCTCGAAGCTTCAAAGGGAATCAATGACGCCCGATCGCCGCAGCAGTTGAGCGGCGCCATACAAAGCTACCGTTCCTTGTTGGCGGGGCAACGGGGTGGCTACAAGGATCAATACAAATCATCGACAGGTCGCGACGATTTCGACACGAGATTTCCTGCACCGAACGCGGGCGGGGGAGCAAGCGGAATGTCGGACGCCGAACTCAAGAAACAACTGGGGCTGTAAGTGCCAGAAGACCGCGCAACACTTCTTGCGGAAGCCTATCGGCGGGGCATTCTCCCACCTGAGATGAAGTCCTCTTATGAGGAAGCGCAGAAGCGCGGTCTCGTTTCACAGCAATCATCGGGCGTGGCTGACTTCTTCAAATCCATTCCGCGCGGCATCGTCGGCGGCCTCGCCGGAGCGGCATCAGCCATGGGGCAAGCTGAGGCACCGTTGCAGGGAATGAGTGGAGTTCCGGGTGCCGAAGAATCAACGCAACTCGTTGAGCAAAACGTCACCGGACAATTGCCTAAGCCGCAGGGCACGGCGGGTAAGTTTGGGCGCACGGTCGGGGAATTTCTCGGCAACCCCGCAACCTATCTCGGGCCAGGTAGCCTTCCAGCAAAGGCCCTCACTGGAGCGACTGCGGCCATCGGCTCTGAGGCGGCCGGTCAAGCGACCGAAGGAACATCGATGGAATTGCCGGCCAGGATTGCGGGCGGTCTCGTCGGTGCCAAGGCACCCAGCGTCGCAGCTCGCACCATTACGCCGATCCCGACGCCGCCTTCCCGTCAGCAATACCGGCGCACGTTGGAGGCGGCCGACATCCCGTACACGGCTGGCCAGGGCACCGGCAATAAAGCGCTACAATGGGCGGAGGGCCACCTTGGCGAAATGCCCGGAGCGGGCGGCGCGGCAGAGCGCGCCAACACCGGATCACAAGAAGCGTTCAACCGCTGGGCGCTGGAGCAGGCCGGTTTACCCGGGGCTGCAAAAGCCGATCAAGCCACGATCGATCGGATGTGGGGAGACCTCTACAATCGCTATGGGCAGATCACCGCAAACAACAAAATGCGCCTCGATCAACAATGGTGGCAGGAATTTACCGACGCCACCCAGAACTATCATGACCTTGTAGGCGCTAATCGCTCACCCGCTGTTCAAAGAATAACCGATCAGATGACGAGGTTCATTGCCCAAAGAAATTTCGACATCCCAGGAGATGTGTACCAAGCAAACCGCTCTCAAATTGAACGCCTCGCGCGCGCCTCCAAGGCGGACCCGGAAGCGTCTCACGCACTGCGTGACATTGCGCGCGCGATGGATGACGCCTTTGAACGTGGCTTGGCAATCAACAATTCGCCCGATCTAGGGCAATTTCGAGAACTTCGCGCCCAATATCGCAATGCCACCGCTATTGAAAAAGCGATCGGCGTGGGCGCCAAGTCGGATGACATCCCGCCCGGCAGGCTACGCCAGCAGCTTTTGATCCAAGATCGTCGATCCTACCGACGCGGAACCCGCGACATGGCGGAAACCACGCAGGCCGCAGACAAAATCCTCGCGCCGTTGCCGCAGTCTGGAACGGCGCCGCGGGCGGCCATGCAGGGCATTTCGAGCGGCTTGGGGGCCACAATGGGGGCCGCCATGGGCGGGCCGGCCGCGAGCGTTCCGGCGGCGATTGGCGGTGCGCTGGCTCCCGGCGTGGCAGGGCGTGTACTTCACTCGCCGCCCGTCCAAGGATACCTCGGCAACGAACTCGTCAACCAGCAATTCCCCTACGCTGGGACGCGCGCACTGCTTCCATCTGCCGGATCGGCTCTTGAGCAGGAGCAAGGACCGTGAATGTGACACTTCGGTTGCATCCGACATTGTTGCGGCACCTTCGCCGCATTGCAAAAGACGAGGATCGCAGCCTCAACGCTCAAATCGTTCGCATGATGCGAGAGGCAGTGAAACCCCGCCCAGGATCGGCCTCTGGGGCGGGTCTAGTGTCCGGCCGCCTCGGGCGCGCAGCGCGGGGCGGCCGGGCATGACCAAAACGGCCAAACCGGCGGCCGACGTGTTCCTTGACACGCTGGAAAAGGCGATCGTGAAGCAGCTTCAGAGCACCAAGACCAGCGGCAAGGATCGCAATCAAGCGATTGCGAACGGGATCAAATTGGCGCAAATTCGCCATCGGATTAACCCGGACGACGACCAAGGGGAGTTCTTTGGTGGCAAATGAGCAACAAAACGTGATGCAGATGCCGCAGCAGGCGCCGCCGCCGCGCTTTCAGCCCGTCGTTGACCAGCCGGCCGGCCCGTCCGAAACGGACCTCACGCCGTCGCTGATCCACATGGCGAGGGCCGTGGCCGCAATCTGCGCGACGCGGCTGCTGCTCCTGCTCGCCGTGCTATTCTCCGGGGTGAGCCTGATCTGGACCATCGCTGATCCGGTGCAGCTTCGAATCATTGCGCTCGGGGTCTACGCCGGCGTGGTAATCTGGCCGCTCGTGGTTCTTAATTGGAGGCGAGGATGAACGTATTTCGTGGCGTCGTCGTCGGCACGATGATTGAAGCTCTCGTCATCGTCAGCGCTCTACTAATCCTGAGGATGATCTGATGTCCCTCCGAATCACCAGCGAATTGATTCACGTCATCGTCAACTCGTCTTCCAACACAATCGCGCTGGTGGCCGCTGTGCCGACCAAGCGGGTTGGCATCTTCCGGGTGGCGCTGGTGGTCGGGGGCGCCACCACAGTAACGTTTCAGGACACCGCCGGAGTCGCACTGAGCGGCCCTTACTCTATGGCCGCAAACGGTTCGATTACGCTAGACGTGTCGTCCAACATGGACTCGTGGTGGAACAGTTCCACGGGTTTCGGGGTGCAGTTGGTGCAGAATAGCGGGCAAGCGATCGGCGGGGACGTTTGGTGCCTTCAAGGACCGTGACATGAGCTCGATCAACGCAGGCGGTGGCGGGCTTCAAAACCCGTCCGACATTTTCAACCCGTCCGGTGGAGGACCACCGCCATACAGTCCAAGCCTTGACTTCAGCGACGCGCGGAACAGCCAGTACATCGCTTTGCTGATCATATTAGGATTCCTCTGATGGCTGACAACATCACGGTCAAGGATGCCTCGGGTAACCCCGTCGTTCTGCGATTGAAGGACGTTGGGGCGGGTGTTGAGGCTGGACTGAGTATCCCCGCTGACGCCACCGGAACAATCGCCTGGGGCACGGCAGGCGCCGCCAACGCCAACGTCATGAGCGTGCAGGGCATCGCGAGTGGAACGGCGCTGCCAATCTCGGGTTCCGTATCGCTAACTGGTGCCACCAATAATATCAACAATATCTCTGGCACGGTTTCGCTTCCTACGGGGGCCGCCAATGCGGTAGCACAAGCGTCTACCACGTCCGGCCAAACCGGCACTCTGATGCAGGGTGCAGTTAAGTTTGCGGCGCCTACTTATGTTGATGGGCAGACTTCGCCCCTTAGCCTAGACGTTGCTGGCAATGTGCGGGTTAGCATTTTATCTGGCACTTTAAGTGGTCTCGCGCTAGAGACCGGGGGCAACCTCGCAAAGATTGCCACATCTTCCACGAACATTACTGCCGGTGCTGCCGCAGCCACGACATCGCTCGTCGTTGGCACACGCTACCTGTCCGCCGCGCCGACGTTCACCAACGGGCAAGAGGGCGCCCTACAAATCGACGCCAACGGCAAGCTGTTGGTGGCTGGAACATTCTCGGCGACGCCCGCCGTCAACTCGTACACGCACATCGCGACAGCGACGACCACGAACGGCATCAAGAGCGGCGCGGGCACGCTGTCTCGCATCGTCGTCAACCAGACCGGGACCGTGGCCTCCCTCATTTCGGTATTCGACAACACGACCGCCACCGGCACGACGATTGCAATCATCGACGGGCTAACACGCACCGGCAACTACGACTATGAATTGGCTTTCGCAACTGGGCTGTCGATCATCACAACCGGGACCGCCGCGCCTGACATAACGGTTGTGTGGAGGTGACGCCGTGAAAAACTTTCTCTGGTTTATTGTTGGATTGTTGGTCGCGTCCGGCGCCGTGGTCGCGCAAAACATGACGCTGACCGAGACGCTACTTACGTCCCTTGTGACGGCCACGACGGGACTATCGGCAGGGTCCACGACCTCTGGGCAGACCGGCTCGATGGTGATGGGCGCGGTCAGCGCGAGCCCCCCGTCGTACACGACGGGTCAGACCAACTACGCCTCTCTTGCGCTCACCGGAGGTCTACGTTCGAACTTGACTGCGGACGCCACGGGCGGGTGTACGCCAACCCACGTCCTGAGCGCGGCAACAACGAACTCCACCAACATCAAGAACGCTGCCGGAACCTTGTGCTCGGTGACGATCATCAACAACACCGCGACCGCGGCGGACTTTCGCTTGTATAATCTATCGTCCGCGCCGACATGCAGTTCTGCGACTGGTGTGGTTGCCAACTACGGCATCCAGGCCAACACTACGAGTCCAGGCCTATCCCCCAATCTCGGCACGTACGGGATGAATTTCGACACGGGTATCGGCTTTTGCCTCACCGCATACGACGGAACGGATACCAATAACACCGCTTCCGTTACCGGCATCCAAATCAACTTGGCGTACAAATAATGTGGCGCATTCTAGTAGTATTGCTCATCGGCCTACTGCCCGCGTCGGCGCAGTTGATCGGCGAGGGCGTGTTTCGAACGGTGCCTAGCAGTGCTGTTTGCGCCATCGCGTTGGACGGCACTCCCGTAAATGGCAATAATGGCAGCAGCGGAGACGTTGTTTTATCGGCAATGACCGGGTTGATGGCCGGAGATGTGATCGTTGTGTTTGCCGCACAATCCGGAGCCCCAAGCGCGCCAACGGTTTCCGATACCGGGGGCAGTTCGGGTTGGGGTACACCGAGAGTCTCGTCCCTTAATTTAAATGAATTTGCGGCAGTGCTGTCCGGCACCTCAACAACAATTACCGTACATGTCGGCGGCGCGGGCGCCTATTTGGAAGCCATAGCTTTTGCGATATCTGGCGCAAATACTTCCAGCATATTCGATGCGAACGGCGCCTTGCCGGCGACCGGCTCAACCTCGGTGAGCATTACTACCAGCAACGCGCATGACATGCTCATTGCCGGAGCTAATGCCGGCTCGCTGGGATTTCCCACTTCTACCTGGACAACGGTCATTAACGGGAGCTTTACCGAGGCTCAATACAAGAACGTGCTCGCCACGCAGTCCGGCACGATGGTGACCGATGCCGGCTCGCTTCATATGATAGGGGACGCCATACAGTGCGCTCACTAGCATCACTATTCTTGGCGCTGTGCTTAACGACGATGGTTGCCGATGCGCAGTCCGGCCGCCTCAGAATGTCGGGGCACGCTCAGAACCCAAATCATACATCCATTCTTGGAATAAATCTCAATTCCCCGGTGTACTACTCGTCGGAAGTTCCGTTCATCAACGTCATGAAGACGGCCGATCAGTGGTCGGTTACGGGAGGATCAGGGCTCCGGGCGGACATTAACCTAGACAGCAACGGCTATCCGACCTCAATGACGTTGCTCAATGGCGGCGGCACGGCCACGTCTTTTTCGACCTCTATGCTGTTTGCGCTGCCGAACGCTCCCAGCGGCAGCGACACGATGCGTCCCGGAACGTATGTGCTGCTTTATAGCGGCGCCGGATCGGTAGCCCTTGGCGGCGACGCGGTATCGGTTGGGTCAGGCGGAGCGGGCCGTTGGATTTACAGTGTTCCGGCACAAGCGGGCCAAATTACGCTCGCCATAACCGCAACCCCCGTCACCAACATCGCCATCATCTACAGCCCCGGCTCTCTTACAAACGGAACGCTTGGGACAAACGAGGACGCTTATGTAAACCATGGCGCGATCTTCAATCCCGACTTCCTCGTCAAGATGAAGCCGTTTGTCGCTTTCCGCGCTGGATTGACATGGCAGTGGATATTGGGAAGCACTAGTCAGAATTGGTCGGAACGAACTCCACTCACCTACTACAGTTACACACACCAGTCCGCCGATGGGATGTTGCCTGCCGCCTCGAATGTCGGTGTGCCCCCCGAAGTAAATATTGCGTTATGCAACGCGTTGAATGCAGATTGCTGGATAAATATTCCTTTTGAGTACACAGATAGCGCCATGAGTTCCTATGCCAGCATGGCGCTGGCGAACCTAAACCCTAATCTCAAATTATATTTGGAATACGGCAACGAGGTGTGGAACTCGGGAGCACTTGGCGGTGCCATATTCACCTACATGAAGACGCAAGGCTATGCGACCTTTCCCGGAGCAATTAGCGATTTCGACGCATATTATTCCTGTTCTATGCACCGAGCGGTGCGGGCGATGGACCTGTGGTCTGCCGTGTGGACCGGAGGAAATGCCAGCCGTCTTATTCGCGTTTTAAGCGGACAAAACGGATTCGACATTACTAGTGGGACGAACCAGCTTACTTTGGACTTCCCCGCAAACCATGGGGGCGCCACTTCTGGCTGCATCAACGGGGGTGCGCTCTACACGGGGGTCGCGTACCAGCATGTGGACGCGATGGCGACCGCGCCGTATTTTGGAACACCCGTGCCTTCTGCTTGGACAGCGGATTACACCAACGGTCTAAACAATCTGTTCACTGAGATCATGTCAGGTGGCATGACGCCCACGGCGCTTGTGACTGGCAATTGCGGATCAGGTGCGGGCAAGACGTGTTCGACGACACCGCAGACATTCACCGTCACGAGCGGGTCTAGTTTCTCCGGTGTCCCCGCCAACGGCACCTGCCGCGCCATCAGTTTTACCACCAGCAACGGTGGAAATGTGTCTGTCACCAATGCGACACCAGCCGTCGTGACGTGGACCGGAAGTAATCTAACCGCAGGGACAGCCATCAGGTTTGGTGGAACCGGAGGCGGTATCGTTGGCGGAACGATCTACTATGTGATTACAGCTGGGCTGGGCGCTAACAGTTTTGAGTTTTCCACCTCCCTTGGAGGCTCTGCGTTCAACACATCCGCCACGCTGTCAACAAATGCTTGGACGATTGCGCCTACCATTCAATTCGACAGCGAGGCAGCTTATCCTTACGTGAAAACTGACGGCTCGTCGTTTGATTTTGCATTTGCCGCACAACAATCAATGGTGTGCTTCACGAACCAGACTTCGGCGGGTGCTGTAACGCCGTCATGGTGGAATACGGATGCCTTCTCGACGGCACTCGGATACCCAGGCGGTATGTTGAAGCAAGTAGAAGATTTTTATACTGCCGATAAGACGCTCATTACAGGGTCTCCCTATTTCTTACGTCTGTTGATGTACGAGGGTGGTGAGTCTTTAGTCGCATCCGCCTCGCCTACTTTGATGACAAACTTTTTTCAGGCGAGTAGCCGGGATTCGCGCATGGGGCTTGCCTACGCTTCGTTGTTTGCGGCGCTCAAGGCAACCAACAACGATGTTATGTTCCCATTCCAAGACATCGGAAAGAACAGCTTCAACGGTAACTGGGGTGCCCTTGAGAACGTGACGCAGACGCAATCGCCGAAGTACGGCACATTGATGAATTTCAAATAACATGCCCCTTCCCGTCACATTCGCCACGCTTGCCCAAGGCGACGAGCCGCTACAAGAGTTTGACAATCAGTTTGCCGCGGTGTCGCTCGGTCTCAACGTGGGTTGCTCAACTACTGGTCAAAACAATCTCGTGATCACGCCTTTTGCGTGGTCCCCTTCGTTCTCCCAATATCAAAACTTTCAGCCTAAATATGTTTTTTATGCCGCACAAACCTCCACAGGTCCGGTGACCATCCAAGTGGCCGGCTTGTCAGCATTGCCGGCATACGGAGGTAACGGCGGTGTTGCGCTGGGGGCCGGCAGCTTGGTCGCTAATAATGTTTATGAAGCCTATTATTGGGTGGCGCTCAACAGTGGTGCGGGCGGCTTCGTCGTCAACGCGCAGACGCCGATCACGTCGCAGGGGTCGTGGGTGCCCACATTGGCGGGACTGTCAGTGACCGGAACCCCGGTCTACGGCATCCAACAGGGGAGCTATGAACAAATTGGGCGCCAGGTTACGGCGAGATTCTACGTCACTACGACTGCCATCACCGGGATATCAGGGAATATTGCCATTGGCGGACTGCCTTTCGCGAATAACTCTTCGGAAACTGGATTTTGTGCGCTGTCTTTTTTTGCCGGTTGGACGGCTCCTGCCAACTTCGCATATATGGGCGCGATATTAGACCCCAGCGTAAACTTCGTTCGTCTCATTGCGAGCGGATTTGCAGGTGGTGCGCTGAGCTCAGTAACCAACGCACAGCTCGCCGCCGCCACAAACTTTGCTGGCGTCATTTCGTACCATGTGTGAGCCATGATCAAATACTTTCCCGATGGCTCGGGCGTTCTGATCGCGGACAGCGGCGCGCGACAGGCTTTCCGCGCCGGCATCAGTCCCAAAGACCTGCTGGCAATGATGGCTCGGTTCCTCTCAACCAACGCCGCCTCTACGCCGCCCGTTACCGTCGTGGTGGACATGAACACCGTCACCCAGCTACAGGCATTGGTGGATACCGTTCAGAGCAACGCTACCGCGTCCCAGGCCCTTGCCGTGACAGTCAGGTCGGACCTCAACGCTGCCCGTAGCGCGGTACAGACGATCCAGTCCGATATTTCTGCCATCAAGGCCAAAATTGGTCTATAAGAGCGAATGGACCTTCATGTTTTCGTCCACAATGACGCCAGCGACCGGCTAGACCGGATTCTCAAACTATTGGAGCAAATCATGGCCGCTATCGACACCCTGAAGACCGACATCGCCGCCCTCATCGCAGAGGCGGTAAAAGACCTCACCGCGGCGATGGACGCCGCCAAAGCGACCAGCAATGATCCCGCAATTGCTCAACTGGATACCCAGGTAACGGCTGCTACCCAAGCTCTCAAGGACCAGTTTGCCACGCTGACCGGCACCACGGTTTCGTCCGGCCAATGAGCGTCCCGTCCTACGAGGCCGTCAAGGGCGTCTATCAAAATCTGTGGGACACGCTCGTCCCCACGGCCTCCCACATGCCCGAGCTCGATACGATTGCCCAGCGGGCTCTCGACCATAAGCCGGCCTACCAAGCCGTCGCGCAGACCGTGTGGGGCACGCCGGATTACTGGTACGTGGTCGCGCTGATCGATCAGATGGAGGGCGGCGGCGGCGCCAGCACCTACCTGGGCAACGGGCAGTCCCTATCCAGCGTGACCACAGAGGTTCCGGCCGGCCGCGGCCCCTTTGCCAACTTCCACGACGGCGCGGTGGACGCGCTGCGCTACGACGGGCTGGACAAGGTTCACGATTGGTCCGCCGCGAGCACCGGCTACCACCTCGAAGGCTACAACGGGTGGGGGTATTTGAGTAAGCCAGTCACTAGCCCCTACCTTGCGTCGTGGTCGAACAAGTACACCTCGGGCAAGTATGTCGCGGATCACGTTTACGATCCGAACGCCGTCAGCCAGCAACCGGGGGCTTTGACAATCCTCAAGGTGTTGGCCACACTCGACAAAACGATCGATCTAGGCCCCGCTGTCCCGGCAAAGGACACCACTGTGACGACACAAGCGACATCGGCGACACCAGCGACACCAACGACATTGGCCCCACCGACGCCGACGCTGGTTTCGGTAGCCAATCCCGGCCTCGCGCAGGTTATGGCGCAACTGGACAAGCTGACGCATGTCCTCCAAGCCGTGGTGGATTACGTCCCGATGCTGGCCGCGATTCCATTCCTCGGCGCCCAGGTGGCTCCCCTGCTGCCGTTCATACCTGCCATCAGGGCGTTCCTCGATGCGTTGGACAAGATCGAGGCATCGAATGGCGACCTTGGAACCATCTTCGCCGAAATCGAGAAGCTGATTCCCGCGATTACGAAGGTTCTAAAACCCTCGGGATAGCCATGACACTCGATCAGTGGTCCCAACTCGTTACTGCGATAGCGGCAGCAATTGCCGCGATCCTCGGCGCCGTCAATCGGAATCATATGTTGAACCAAGACGTTCAACTTAGACAGAACTCTAACAAAATTGAGGAAATCCACCTTGCGACGAACTCGATGAAGGACGAGCTGGTTGCCGCGGTGAAGAGTGAAGCGACAGCAGCCGGTATTGCGACGGGCAAGGCGCAGCAGAAGGCTTCAGACATTTCCAACAGGTAGGCCCAAATGAATGAGGATCAGGCTTACTCTATTCTACGGAGTGTGCTTGCATTCTTCGGAGGGATTGCGGTTAGCAAAGGATTTCTGACAAGCGAGTCTTTGGTGCTTTTGACCGGGCTTGGCTTATCGGTGTTTCCCGTCGTGTGGGGCGTGATGAAACACACAACGGCGGCTAAGATCGAAGCAGTGGAAAAAATGCCGGAAGTCAAGCAGATCGTCATCATATCCACCGCCAACGGCATTCTTCAGCAAATGGCCGCAGACACAAACCACAAGATCGTCAAGGAGGGTGACCAATGACCGACACCATCGACCCTAACTCACTCACTGACTTTCTAAAATCTCACGATCTTCCGAGCGACTACACGGCCCGCGCCGCGCTGGCGCATCGAAACGATATCCTGAACTACATTGGCACGGCCGAGCAGAACTCTCGCTTGCTGGCGGCGCTGCGCCAGCAGTCGGACAATCCGACTGTATGGCAGAGCCTCAAGGCGGAGTGGCGGAAGCTGCTGGGGGAAAAGCCATGATAGGCGCCCTCATCGGACTTATATTGCTGTGCGTTGTGCTCGGGGCCTTGTTCTGGGGAGGTCAGCAGCTTCTCGCGCTTGTCCCGATGGCTGAACCGTTCGCAACCATCGTCCGCGTGCTTCTTGTTCTGATTCTAGTTTTCATCGTTGTGTACGCGATCAGGATACTTCTTGGTTACGCTGGCATCCACGTCCCCTCATTCACGATGCTCGACCAGTTCATCGCCTGACCATCTTCCACGGGGAGTGCATACACAATTCGGCCCACTCTCTCGCCTCTAGGCGAGAGGCAAACGGGCCAAACGTCGTATGCTGGCGCTTGTCGATAACGACAAACACCGGCACGTGCAATGATTCACGAGTCCTGCGCATCCTTGAACGTCTCGGCGAACGGCGCGGTGATGAATTTCAGGATGCGATCATATATTTCATATACGTCGGTACAACCTGGCGCGCCCGCCTCGCAGACTTTAATCGCCTGCTCCACACACCACTGACGCACGCGCATCTCGTCCATCTGCTTCGCCAGCGCGTCGCGCCAGTTCTGCATCAGCGATTGAACCTGCGCGTCATCCATTCGATTTCTCCAACGTAGCATCCACGGCCTGCGCGGCAGGCTTGTGGCGGCGGTCCAGCGCAGCCTTTAAGATTGATTGGTCGGCGGGCTCTATCGTCTTCCATGCCATCTGAAGGCGCGGCATCCCGCCCTCCGCTGATTTGGCTAGCATGGCGTCCAGCCATGCAATCCTCTCACTCTCGTCAATGCCGGCCGGAGGCCCCGTGGGTTCGAGGGCGGACCCCCCGGCCGGTTGATCGGGCGGCGTCGGCGGCGATGTCTGTGTAGTCACCGTCGCTGTTTCGGAAGCCAATACAGGGGAGCTCCCGGTCGCCCAATGCGCAAGTTTCTCGCCGATGTCCTCGCTCAACGGCGCGCGCTCGGCAAACACGCTCTTGAACTGCTGTGGCAGCTTCATCATCATCCGCTCGCCAACGTAATCGCTACGCCACGTCGGCACGCCGTCAGATCGCGGTTCGAGCATACAGTTGACCGTCATTTCGTACAGCCATTCCTCGCCAGCGATCGGCATCCAGCCCATTTCAACGATGTCCGTTTTCCCGTCCGGCCGTCGCATCGGTTTGGTCTTTTCCTTGGCTCGGAAGCAGAAGATGAAACAGCCCGGCAATTGCTTCATGCCCTCGATCATCTTCTGCCGCAGCGGGCCAGCCGTGGCCCAGCCCAGCATCTTCACAGCCTCGCGCTTGCGGTAGTCGTCGCCCGCCACGCGCGTCACGACGGCCTCGGCCGTTTCGAGGTACCCGCCCTCGCCAACGTGCTCGTGGGACATTGAGTCCACGATGATAACGCGCGCCCCTTGGCCGCTGCACCACCGCACGGCCTCTAGGTAGTCCAGCGAGCCAAAGGGCGGCGCGAACGGGACATGTTTGAATTTGAATTGATCCGCATAGTGGAGCATGCGGCTGTTCTCGGTGTCCAGCCCGTAGATGTCGCCTCCGCACACGCGCTGCATCCCGGTCGCGAGGCGGAGCGCGCTGTAGGTCTTGCCGCCTCCTGACGGACTCATAATCCCGATCAACAGCGGCACGCTGTTGCGGACGGCCGGCTCGGCGTGGAAAACGCGGCGAGGCGCCATCACCCGGCATCCTGAATCGTCGTCGTGCCGGCCGGCAGCTTGTTCGCCTTGCGGCGCTTGTCGTCGGGTTTGGCGGGCTTGTACGGGCCGCGCCGGCCCTTGGCGCCCTTGCGGGGCTGGTAGATATGCGAGACGTGACTGACGTGAGTTGATCCCGCCTCACGCGCGATGGCCTCCACCTCTCGGTGCGTCAACGCCGTCGTCAGAAATGGATCGTTTGCCGCTAGCGCCACCATCTCGTCATTCAACTCGCGCAAGAGCCAAGCGGACTCCTTCCACGCCGCCCCGCCGATCGGGGCGCTGGCGCGCGAATAGCCTGGCCACACGTTGCGATCCATGCAAGCTTTCCAGATCGCTACGGCCGCGGCGACCTGTTTGTGGGCGATCGTGCGCGCGGCGCTGTTCGGCTCTACGACGGAACAGAGGTACGGCGGCTCGTTCTCCTGCACCAAAAACTTCCATCGCACGCGGCCGGCGAGCGCGGGCTTGAGCGTGACAACGATCCGTTCCTGGAATGCCGACTGAAACGCAAAGTGGTCGTCCATACGTCCGCCCAACAGCACGGGGTTGGCGGTGCCGGCCGTCGTCTTGTAGTCCCAACACACCACGCCGTCAGGGATTTTGGCGCCGTAGAAATCGATCAGGGTCCGCGTCCAGCAACCGACCGGATCGCGGGACAGACCGCACAATTCGATGTCGCCAAATTCCGGGTTGAAGGCGTGCATCCCGCCCTCGATATCCTTCAATTGCTTGCGGGCCTCGATCGCCATCGCGGACGCAGCTTCGTGGTGTTTGTAGAGAATCGGCACGCGGCCGGCTGCGCGCAAGGCATCGCGCTCCTGTTGGGCCGCCTTGGTCCGGTAGTCGTCAGCCTCGATCACCGAGAACGATGCGCCGCGGCCAAGCAGCAGCACATGCGCGACGCTGCCGCGGTCCATGCGGGTATCCTCGGCGGACACGTAATTCGGATTAAGCCTCGGGTGCTGCCACCACGCGGCACGAGGGCACCGCTCAAGCAGCACTTGGCCGATCGAATTGGACAACGACGCCTCCGGCGCCGGATCGGAATGATATTCGGCCTCGTCAATCTCCCAAAATCCGGGCTCGGGTAGTGTGGTCATTCGGATTTCCCTACTATCTCATAATTCATCATGTAGCTTCCCGCCCCCCCGTCGCCGTAGCCGTAGCCGAAGCCGGAGCCGTCGCCGAAGCCGTAGCCGTCACCGTAGCCGGAGCCGTCGCCGTAGCCGGAGCCGTCACCGTAGCCGAAGCCGGAGCCGTCGCCGGAGCTGTAGCCGTCACCGTAGCCGGAGCCGTAGCCGGAGCCGTCGCCGGAGCCGGAGCCGTCGCCGTAGCCGTCGCCGTCACCGTAGCCGTAGCCGTAGCCGTCACCGGAGCCGTCGCCTACTTTGACCATCTGGCCGACTCCAAGCTGTTCACCGCCAGGATAACCTGTCGTCATGTCCCCGCCCCCCCGTCGCCGGAGCCGTAGCCGGAGCCGTAGCCGGAGCCGTCGCCGTAGCCGGAGCCGTCGCCGGAGCCGTCGCCGGAGCCGTAGCCGTCGCCGGAGCCGTAGCCGTCACCGAAGTCGGCACCGAAGCGGTAGCCGTCGCCGGAGCCGTAGCCGTCGCCGGAGCCGTAGCCGTCGCCGTAGCCGAAGCCGGAGCCGTAGCCGGAGCCGTCGCCGTCGCCGAAGCCGGAGCCGTCGCCGAAGCCGTAGCCGGAGCCGTAGCCGGAGCCGTCGCCGTAGCCGTCGCCGTCGCCGGAGCCGTCGCCGGAGCCGTAGCCGTCACCGGAGCCGTCGCCTACTTTGACCATCTGGCCGACTCCAAGCTGTTCACCGCTTCCGGTGTGCAATCAATTATCTCAATTGCTTCGGTCAAAACGATACTCACTGGCGCGCCGATTTTTGATTGTGAGACATCGACACCCGATGAGGCCACCTCAGAAAGTGTCCAAGCCCCGAACCACCGCCAGATGCGTCGAGACCGTTCCAAAGTCACCTCTTTGCCATTCCTCTTTACCAAATACCCAAAATGCACGCCCGCCGAATAGGTGCGGACGATAACCGGCTTCAAATCCTTCATGTGAATTGCTCCCGTTGCGAATTGACATAAATGCTTGCGCGCAACTTTTGTCAAGCGTATATCGTAAAAATGGATGCGCAAAAGGTCATTTCGTTGAGGCTGGCCAATCCGGAACTTTCCGGTAGTGAAATAGCCCGTCGCATTGGTACGTCCAGGCAACGGGTCCAACAGATTCTCATTGAGTCTGGCTTGCCCAACGCCTCAACCAATTGGAATATCTCAAAAAAACACCCCAGAGAATTTAAGTCGTGGGGAAATATGCGTAACCGATGCCTAAACCCGTACAATCCCGACTACGCATATTACGGAGGGCGCGGGATCAAGATATGCCAACGGTGGGAATCGTTTGCTAATTTTCTTGCCGACATGGGGCCTCGTCCGCCCGGATTGACTCTCGAAAGGGTCAACAATGACAACGGCTACGAGCCTGAAAATTGCCGATGGGCCACTCGCAAAGAGCAAGCCAACAATAGGCGAAACAGTCCAAAAAACCGTGCATCAAGGTGGATGGCGACAAAGATCGGGGGGTGAAATGGAAATATACATTACGTTCAAATTGACGGGCTGGCACGCGCAGCACTTCATGCAGGTCATGCGGATCGTGAACCTAGCGCCGGGGCAACCGATCGATGAGTCCCGGCTTGCGGCATCGATCGTGCGGGCCGTGCTGGAGGATGACGCACGGGATCACGATCTGCCGCCGCAAGCGATGGTGCAATAGAAAACGGTCCGGGAGGGGGACTACCGGGCCGTAGGATGGTGTTGGTAACAGGGAGGAATACATGGCTTACATGACGCAAGCGGCAAAGTCAAATACGTGTCCCCACTGTGGACAACCCATGCCGCAGATGCGTTGCGGCGTCCGCATGTTCCCGCAGACGGCGCACATTTTCGACATTATCAAGCGCGCTGGGCCGCAAGGCATATCCGGTGAAGACCTGTTCGAAATAGCCTATGCGGGAGCGCGCAGGAAACATCCGGCATACTCGACCGTCAAGGGTCACATCACGCACGCGAGATCCGCGCTTGAAGATACCGACTACCGCATCGTGTGTGAGCGCGCCAAGCATGGACCTGGCACCTATCGTCTAGTAAAAGTCGTTAGGTTGAAGGCATTTGAGACGGTTTCTTAATCATGCAGATCATCCTAGATTTGCCGTTTCCGACCTCGACCAATCGCCTATGGAACCTCGGCGTCCGTCGCATATTTCCATCGGCGGAATACACCGCATGGAAAGCAAACGCATTTAAAATGTATTGGATGCAATACGCTAAGAAACGTCCTCAGATGCTTGAAAACTTTCGAATTTCCATAGTGCTTGACGAAAAAAGGAGAGGCCGGTCGGACGGGGACAACAGAATCAAGGCTGTGCTGGATTTTTGCCAAAGCGCGCGAATCTGCACCAACGACCGGAAATGCGATGGAGGGTCGTGGGGTTGGGGCGAGGCGCCGGAAGGGTGCAGGGTCATCTTGACTGGCGCGCCGGCCGCGGCTAAACCATGAGCGCCGGTTGATCCCCGGCATTCAAACGGGCGGGTGCGTCGATTCCCAAGCCGGCGCACCCTGCCCAGCTTGGGGTTGTTTATGGGACCAATCACAACTGCACTGCGTGAACTGATGGCCGCTGGGCTCACCGGCGAATTGCTGATCGCTGCCGTCGATCGGATCGAATCCGCCCAAATCGTCACGCCCGTCCGCGTGACATCTGCGGACAAATCCGCAGACAGGAGACGCGAAAAGGATCGCGTTCGTCAGCAGATTAGGCGTGACAATCTGCGGAATCCGCAGACGTCCGCAGACGCCTCTTCTTTACTTAAAGAAGATTCTAGTAAGAAAGAAAAAGATAGTCGCGCGTCACGCTGTCCAGCGGACTGGACGCCGACCGCAAACGATTTCCAGTTTGCCCGCGATCAGGGTTTGTTGCCAGCCGAGATCGATCGAGAGGCAGGCTCTTTTCGAGATTTCTGGACCGCAAAGCCCGGCAAGGACGGGCTGAAGCTCGATTGGTCAGCGACATGGCGCAATCGAATTAGGAACTATCTGGCCCGCCGACCGACTGCCCCGGACGTGTGTCCGGATACGGCGTGGAAACTCCAAAAGGCTATGGCCGAAACCGTCGCTCGGCGAAATGGTCGATAATGTCCAGCGCGAGGCACCACGCGATGGCGACGGCTTGGCAGGCGAGCGTGGCGGCACAGAGCTCGGAGCCGAGCTCGAATAGCGGGGCGGCGTTCATGCGTCACCCGCGATAAAACAAGCGGTTCAATGCGTCGATGGCACGCTCAGCTTTGCGGATGACATCTTCGGCGCGGTTCATGCCGGCCGGCAAATCCTGCCAGTTCGCTACCATCCACTGTAGCGCGTCGAGCAAGTCAGGCGCATCGGCGATCAGGGAGGCGTTGGCGTATCGTTCAGCATACGACGATCCGTCATGCTGGGAACAGTCCGCCACCACGCGGTTGTCGGCGTCGAAAACGATCGGCTGATCTTTGCTGACGTGCCACGGGCCAGGCGTGTGCGCGCTCATGCCGGCACCCGCGGGCGCGTCACCACCTCGACGCAATCCCCGTTGCGGCGGACTACCACCTCCATGTCGTCGGGGATAATGCAGCGCCCATACAGGTCCGGATTCATCTGCATCCCCGTGGCGCGGCCCTGCACTTCGAAACCTATCCCAATTCCGCCCGGATATGTCACCACCGGTAATTCGTTCATTTGCTCCCTCCCGTGTTGCGGCGGAACATTCGCGTCCCACCCGAACCATGTGTCCCGTGTCATTTCATCAGTTCCATTGCCACCCTGTCATCGTGTCCTCCGTACCGCCGCCATGCCTGCGGCCACCTCCGGGCTGGCGTATTTGATCAGAACATCGAAAAAATCCGTTGCCACGATATCGATGTCGCGCCACTCGGCGTCAGTGGCCGTCTCAGCCATTTCGGCCATTAAATTGCAGATTGCCACCACCGCCTTGTCCGCCGCTTTCTGTCTGTTCATCGCGGCAAATCCAATGCGTGCCAAAACGCCTCGGCCTTTGTGTCGCACGGCGGACCCATCGGCCGGTCGTTCCTGAAACCTTGCCACTTTGCAACTCCGTGTCTGCCCACTGAACATGCCTCAACCTCGTATTGTAAAATACGCCTGGCAGCCTCAGGGATGCGTGACTCGCCCCGGGCCCACCGATACACCGTGGACCTGTCTACGGCGAACAGGGACCCCGCTAGACTGACGGGAAGCCCTATCTGGGCAAGACCCAACAGAAAATCGGCCGCGCGCTCATAGCGGTGACCCTCTACCCATTCCTCGAGGGTGGTCATGACTCATCCCCCCGGTATTCGAGGAACACACCGTACTCATCCCGGCCGATGCGGTTTCATAGAAGCCTCAACATCAGGTTGCCGCAGATCATCCACGTGACTGCGACCGTCACGATAATTAAGACAAATCGCGTGTCGGTCATCCGATCCTCCTGATGGCGTTATCACAGATTGTTGCGATGTATTCCAATCGATCACGCTGCGACCAACGCTTGCCCGTCGCGGGACTGTGCGGCTGCGACACCGCTTCCCGCACGATCAGCATGGCAGCGCGCGCCGCGATCAGCTTGGCGTCCACAGACAGCCGCTCAAGCTGCTCGGCCGGCCGGAGGTCCCCCGGGATGTGCCACGGCGCGGTCATGACCAATTCCCCACAACGGCCACCGCGAACGTGACCAATGCCGCGATGCACACAAAGGTCACAACGAAATCGATCAGGTGTTTCATGGCGTCACCCCCAATTCATAACTTGCTGATTCGGCCGCCCGTTTGTAATATTTGGTGTATTTGTTGGCCGCCGTCACCGCCCGATCTGGACGATCTTGTGCCGATTGTAGGCATGGTTGCGGCCAATGTCAGACTTGGTTTGCTGCCCTGTGCCAGCACACGAGAAGCACGTGCCCTCTTTCTTGTTGCCCCATCGATATATGCCCGTCCCGCGACACTTAACGCATTGTCCCGGCTTTTCATTCGGCTGCGAAAGATCGTACATGGTATTCTCCCGTTTCGATGATTGAGTGTCGCATAATGAGATTGAAATGCAAACCGGACAAATACGGAAAGATCAGTAAAGAACCGGAACGATCCGCACAAAACCGCACACGTTCAGAACAGTCGGCGAACGTTCCATAGAGTGGAACGACGAATCGGCAGACGTCTTACTAATCGGCCCCCAGCACCCCCACAATATCAACTGCTTAGCTGGGGGCTTGACAAGGCGTTAAAGCATGCCTCTACGTCGCGCGCGGCCTCCCACACCCAGGAACAGAGAAATAAAGACCTCGACGGGGAGGTAAGACAAAGCAGGGTCACTGCGCGAACAGGCTAGGTTACCGGCCAGTAACATCGGATACCGCTCGGCAGCGGCAATCCCCGTGATCGGTGGCCCCGGGGCGAGCGGAATGGGCCGCCACAAGACACCAACGCGACGCAAGCGCGGATTATCTAACGATATCAACGATCTCGAAAGCCCCACCAGGGCATTTGGACGGGATACGGGTACGGCCACAGCCCGGGATGGCGCCGAGCCCCAGGTGGCGCGCCGATCGCTCCGCGACCGATGGCCGCGAGCTCGACACGGTCGGCGGCCCCCCACCCAGTCCACCCCAAAAAAATAAATGGTGAGTGTGTGGATGTGGCTCTGGCTGTGGGTCTTTGTGGATTGCGGATTTGTCGGCTTGACCTGTGTGGGTGGTTTTGGTGAGGGTTGCGGCCTCACGGGAGGGTAGGTTTGATGGCGAAACCGCTGAGCCGGTACATTGGACGGGTGTTCCGGCCGGGTGTATGAGTGTGGGGGGCTGGGTGAAAGGCCGTCCGATGGAGCCGATTGTTAGGCGGGCATTTCGTCCGGTATTCCGGTTGAACCCGTGGACCGGGGAGGTTTATTTTGACGAGCAGCGATCGTGGCGGCGGTTTTTGCCGTTTCCGACGAAGCGGATGGGGTGGCTTCAGTTGGCATTGCGATGGTTTGGGGGAGAAAGGCGTCCCCGATGATGGGTCCGCAGCACTATGGATTGCTTGGACGGTTGAGCCCGTGTGAGATGGCGGTTGCTTTCGACATTGCGGTTTCGTGTTTGACCTCGAAGGAGGCGGCGCGGCATTTGGGGGTGTCGTATCGAACGATCGAGGTTCAGCGTGGGGAGATATTTCGGAAGCTGAACATCACGCATGGGATTGCGGAGCTGGCTAGGCGGATGGCGCTGGCGGAAATTTGGTGAATTACGGAAATGTCCGGTTGACGGCCGGTGTATTTCGGCGGATGTATTTCGGGTCCGACGACAATACGGGAGGATTTCATGGACATGGAAGCAACTGACTTAGCGAGGCACTTACGCACGCTTGCGGAGATGTCGCCTTATTATGTGAAGGGATCGAAAGCGGTCCTGCTGGCGGCTGCGGACATGATCGAGGAGATGGCGCAGCGGATTTCGGTTGCGGAGTTGGCGGACGCGGAGGCTCACCATGCCGATTGACGGCCCGGTGATGACGCCGCCTGCGATCTATCAGGAGGTTGTGGAGCGATGCCGGCCGCCGGCGGCCAAGCCCGCGCTTGAGCATGCGGTGATCCGGCCGGTCGATCGTATGTTGGTTGCGAAGGAGCGCTGTCCGGTTGCGATCGAAGAGCAGATCATGCCTGGTCCTCAGGTTGCGCGGCTGTGCATGGAGTGGTCGGTGACGTACAAGTTTGCGCCACCGCCGCCCGGGGAGGTGTTTCTTGGCTGCATGCTGCGGTGGCCGGATCGGTGCAAGGTGGTTCGGATCGACCGGGAGGATGTGAGGATTCATGAAACGGCCCATTGCGCCGGCTGGGCGGCGGATCACCCGACGCGCTGAAGCTCACGACGTGAAGTGCCATGAGCTGGCCCGGCACTGCCTGGGCAGTGAGGCAAGCGACCGGCTCGTGGCAAATCTCGCGCAGGCTATTTCGGACGAGATTGTGAGCTGGATGAAGCACGAGAAGGACGAACTTGAGCGTGGATGAGAAATTCAAGTTACCCACGTTCTCGGAGGTCGCGCCGTTTCCGCGCGAGCGGTTTCTGACGTTTCTGTCGCGGCTCAAGGTGCAATCGAAGGACTACGGGTTGATCGGCTTCTCGCTGCTTGGCGGGCAGCGTTACGTGATGGAAGAGATGGTGGCCGCGCTGGATCGAGGCGTGACGACGTTCGTGATTCTGAAAGCGCGGCAGATCGGGATGACGACGTTTTTCATCGCGCTCGATATGTTCTGGGCGTTCGAATATAAGGGACTTCTGGGCACCTTCATTCTTCACAAGGAAGAGGCGCGCGACGACTGGCGGGCTGCGATCGAGGTGTTCTATGACGAAATCCCCAGCAAGGTTGTCGTCAACGGGCAGTCTCTCCGATTCAAGCCGATCAAGCTGCGACACAATCGCAACATCCTCAGTTTCAAGAATGGCTCTCGGTTCCGTTACCTCATTGCGGGCACATCTGAGAATCGTCGGGGAGGCATTGGAAGGTCAGGGGCATCCAATTACGTACACGCAACTGAAGTTGCTTTTTACGGTAACGAGGACGACATCCGAGCGTTTAAGTCTTCTACTTCATCGATGTACGCGCACCGCCTCCAAATCTACGAATCGACCGCGAACGGCTTCAACCATTTCTCGGACACCTACGAGGCGGCGAAAGACAGCGAAGTCGTAAAGGCGATCTTCGTCGGGTGGTGGCGGGACGAGCGCTATGCGTTTGCGACCAACCATCCGTTCTACTACCAGTTCATGCCGGACTCGTCGCTGGCGCCGCTGGAGCGGCGGCGAGTCAAGTCCGTGAAGGAGCTCTACAACTTCACGATCTCGTTGCAGCAGATCGCGTGGTATCGCTGGAAGCGACACGAGGAATTTGACGACGATCAACAACTGATGGACCAGGAGTTTCCATGGACCGACGAGGACGCGTTCCAAGCGACGGGATCGAAATACTTTACGGCCGAAACGTTAACGGCCGCGATCAGGGAATCTCGGCGTATTCCCTTCCAGGGCTACCGCTACAAGCTTACGACGCGATGGGAGGATACGCAGGTCCAGGGGTTCAAGGACACGCGAGCGGAACTGCGTATCTGGGAGCACGCATCGGCGTATGGCTATTACGTAATTGGTTGCGATCCTGCGTGGGGATCGTCGGAGAAGGCGGACCGAACGGTGATCAGCGTGTGGAGGGCGTTCGCTGAGTGCATCGTCCAGGTGGCGGAATATTGCACGCCGCAAGTCAGTACCTATCAATGCGCGTGGGTGCTTGCGCACCTTGCGGGTTTCTATGGGCCGGTGGACTGCCGCGTGATCATCGAGATCAACGGTGCTGGGACTGCCGTATGGCAAGAGTTGATGGCGCTCCAGCAGAAGTGCCGCGAGATGAAGGTCACTGACGAGGACGCGCACCTGCGCAACGTCTTCAAGAATATGCGGCACTTCTACTATTCGAAGCCGGACACGGTCGGGAGCGGGGATTTTGCCTATCACTTCATCATGTCGGACGCGCGCAAGCGCGAACTGATGGCGAAGCTGAAGGACTCGTTCGAGTTGCGCCGCATGATTCCTCGGAGCGTGCCGATGCTGGACGAGATGCGACGCATGGTGAGCGACGAGGGGCACATCGCGGCCGAGGGCGCGTGGAAGGACGACCGTGTGATTGCTGCCGCGCTCGCCCACGAGGCATGGCGGCGTTGGATGGTGCCGATCCTCAAGGGCCGCAACATGACGATGGCCCGCGCGCACGCGATCGAGACGGCAGGCGGCGACGCGCCGATAGATCAGTTGGTGTTGAACTTCATGAAAAAGCAGAACATCACTCTGCCGACCGCGAGGTGATCCATGGCCACCATCATCACTATTGTGACTGTCATGACGATCAACGGCCAGGACTTCGAGCGCCAGGAGCGCGTGCCCAATCTCGAGCAGTGCTGGCGCATGGCGGCGGAGCGCATGGAGCAGATGGTCGAACAGCACGTTGAGATTGAGAAGATGGGAGTCGGCTGCGTCATCAACCGCGGGAAGGATTTGTAAACCTCCGCGAACTGGCCCATGACCAAACAGCAGATCATAAATTGCCTGCGCAAGTACCGCTACGACCCCGCACACCGCTGGGGCAAGCAGGGCTGCACGGTCGCGAACATCTGCGCGCTGGCGAACGCGCATCGGAGCGAGGTCAAGGACTTGCGCGATTACGGTGTCAGCCGCGGGCCGCGCTTCCTGGAGCGGATCGGACGCGCGATCGAGATGATCGAGAACGGCGAGGTTAAATTCATCAATAATTTCGGCAAGGGGCCGATGGAGGGTAGCCGCAAGCTCAAGACCGACGAGCCGCTGTGGACGATCGAGTGGGTCAATGTGCCGAAGAGGCGCCCGCCGCCGCTCGAAAAAATCCACCGCGCGGAGGCCCATGCCAGTTGGGCGCGCTGCCGGACCTGTCAGGGCGACAAGTGGACGGCGGTTGTAATGAATCGGGCTCCGTACTACGTTTGCGACAAATGCGTGGGGCCAGTTCATTGGCCCGGCATTGGAGCAAAGAGGGCCGATGCTGAGCAGAGATTGGAGATGTTTGAACAGAACGTGCGGGAGAGTGTTTCACAGCTTCGAGAAGGCTAACCCTCCTTGCACATATTGCGGCTGTGTCAAGGTCGCGTGGGTTCCCGGCGGCGGCCATGTCGCCAAACTGGCCCCCTCGGCTGACGCGACGCTGAAATCGCTGGCCCGCGACTACGGAATGTCCAATATAAACAGCGCGTCGCAGTCTCGGCTCGGCCGCGCGATGCCGAAATACCAGCAGCCGAAAGCCGACATGCCGGTCAAGCACTTTGCGCCGGGATTCTCGGCGCCGTCGTCCAGCGCGGGCGCGACGTGCCAGGAGACGGAAGCGGTCGGAAATTCCGTCAACGGCAAGGTAACGGTCAACCGCACCCTGCCGTCGTCGCGCTCGGTGCCCGGCCCCCAGGCGTGGACCGACATCGCCGGCAGGCACGCGGGGAGGCCATGATGCGGGTGATTATTATCAGCGATGGCGAGCGCCACTATCCGGCTGAGCTGATAGGCGACACCGACAAGGCGATGGTGTTGCCGGCACAATCCTTCAAAAGGCCGAAGTATGCCCGGAGAAACGCTCGGAGATCGTTTGGCGCGGGCAATCTGGTGGTGGGGAAGTGGAAAGTCACGTTGCCGCGAGGGCAGGCGAGGCTTGAACCGGGACACCTCGTCACGGTCGAGCGTGCCGCATGACCGAAGTCATCAAATGGCAGCCGATGGAGACCGCGCCGCACGACAATGGAAGAATCCTTGTCGTGTGGAATCGGAGCGTGGAGCCGGCGTTCTGGAACACCAGCGAGTCCAACTGGCAGGAGTGGCCAGACGGCGATTTTGCGGTCGATCCGTCAGATATTACGCTTTGGGCTCCGTGGCCGAAGGTGCCTAAGAAATGATCTTTCCGACCAAAGAGGAAGACCTTGAAAAACGTGTCAAACGGATCATCGACACCTGCACCGCCACGCGCGACGACCGATCTCAGCTTTACCAGCGCCGTGAGCGCTACTTTCTATTCGGGACGGATTCCCGAGATCAGGTTCGCTATAACAGACTTGAGTCGCATATCGACCTCGTGGCCGCATTCCTATACGCTCCCGATCATGCTTTCTACAACATCGCCGCCGACCGCAACGCTGACGATGCTGTTGTTAAGCAGGCGATTGCTTTGCAGGACGAGTGGAACGACGATTTCCAAGACGACGGACTGAGCGATCTAGTCGCCGAGGCAATACCGTGGTCGCTCGTCTACGACTCCATGATCATCAAGCAGGGCTGGAACGACAGCAAAAAAACCCAATACGCCAAGCTCATCCCGCCGCAGAATTTTGGCGTCTTCAACGAGTCGATTGCCGACCTCAACAGTCAATCGGCATTCACCGAAACGTATTTCCTGGAATGGAGTGAAGCTGCTCAGAGGCTCATTCGGGCCGGCCGCGGGTCCGACCTCCCTCGAATCTCGGTGGAAAACCGGCCCTTCGTCAGCCCATTTCCTGAACTCCTCAACCGGATGATCATCTCCGCCACCGGCGGATCGAACCTCAGCGGCAACGTCATGGGATCGGTCAATCCGAACTACACGCCGCTCGCCGACTACCAGCCCAAGGTGGACACGTCGATGGTCCGCTTCACCGAGTTGTGGGCGTGGGACGACGAGGCGGACGACTATCGAATCTTCATCATGTGCGAACCCGACATCCTGATCAGCGATTCTAAGAAGCTGATCGATGCCAAACTTGCCGCCGGCGGCGATAAGATCAAAGCGCTGTTGCAAAAGCAGCAACTCACGTCAACGAATGAATTTTTGCCCAAGGACCACCCGTTCACGGTGATCCGGCCCTATACGAAATACAACTATTTCTGGGGAATCGCTCACCTGGACTCCCTGATGCCGCTCCAAGACTGGATGAACGAACGTCTTGAGCAGATCGCCGACATCCTGGAGCGACAGGCATACCCGCCAAAGGTGGGCTCAGGCTTCCTCGGGCTGACGGACGAGAAAATGGAGGCATTCGGTGGAGCCGACACCTACCTCTTCGACCAGATGCCGCAAGCCAAAGTTGAGGAACTGCACCCCCAGATGCCTCCGGACCTATTCGCTGATTTCAACCAGATCAACAACCTTTTCCTCGAAGCTTCAGGACTTACAGAGGTGCTGTCCGGACGGGGCGAACAGGGGGTGCGTTCTCGGCAACATGCTCAGGAGTTGCGTAAAACAGGCGGCGGACGCATCAAGCGGACAGCGCTGAAGCTAGAGCAGTCGCTTGTCCGGATAGGTGACGTCGGCTTGAAGCTGAAAATGAAGAACGACGACACCCCGATCATCCCGGAGCCCGACGAGAAGGGCAAGGCGGAGCCGTTCCTGCCCATACAAATCGCAACCGACATCCACATGAGGATCGAAGGGCACAGCCACTCCCCGCTGTTCGGTGACGAGTCGAAAGAGATAGCCATGTTGATGAAGAAGGCCGGCGCCATCAACAATGAACTCTTCGTCCGGATGCTCAACCCTCCCAACCGAGACAACATCATTCACGCGCAGCGGCTAGAGCAGCGCCAGAAGGCCCGCATGATGAAGGAGCACCCGGAGCTCATGCAACAGGCGCTTGCCGGGGGCCGCAAGAAGCGGTAGCCTTGGCCTCGGCCGTCGACTCTTCTACCGATCGAAGCGGCTCATGTAGCGTCTGTAGCCGGCCTTTAACGGGGTGTGATCGGGTGCGGAAAACGCGCTCTTCCTTTGAGAGTCGACGGCCCCTCAGACCGCCGCAATCCCGCGGAAGGGCAAAATAGGAGGCAGACAATGGCACGTAAACGTCGTCGTCATCGGCGCGGGCGCCGGTAAACCACAAATTTCGCTGTTCATAGGAGAGCATGCCCTGACTAGCCCCGCGCTTGCTACCGCGGGGCTTTTTTATTGACCTCGCCCGTTATTGCGAATAACTGTTCATTCCATGCCTATCCCTGGGATGCCAATGGCTGGTGGTGGCGGCGGGCCGATGCCCATGCCGGGCGGCCCGCCGAAGTCTCCACTCGGCGGACTAGGAGGACCGGGCGGAAGCCCCATGGTTTCCCCGGGCGGCGGCGCCGGCAACCTCGCAAACGCAATGACCGGCGTGAAGACGTGCCACACGTCGTTGACGGGCTACCTCAGTGCTTTCCCGGCCGGCTCCAAAGAACAGCAAGCCTTGTTCAGAGCTTTGGCCGCGCTCAACACCATCGTAAAGGACGCTCCGCCCGAAACCTCCGGGGCCGCAAAGCGCCAAATGCTCCAGCAGGGCGCAAGCGTTGGTGGCCCACTTGCGGGAGCCCCACCGCCCGGTGTAGCATCCGCGCCAC